GTCATTCTCGGGCTGCATTGAATCCAAATGCTTCAAGAACTTCAGCTTGAAACCAAATAGGCATACGATCAGTTGCAGCTGTCATATCAAATGAGTAAGCGGGAGCACCTGAAAGCCTGATGTACTCCATTAAGGAGTATAAAGGAGCAGTTTGATCGTGAGTTCCATCTGTTTCGAGCTTAGCGAAGAGATCAAAGATCCCATCGTGCAACGGTCTTAACAACCATTGCGACCAAGCATCGAGGATGGCAACAATACGAACCTTACCGCCTCCTTCATCGAAGGTTGCAAGGCGCCCTGTTACCCATTTAGTCTTCCCTATACCAAACAACACGATGTATTGATAGGTGTAAAGAAGTCCTAACAGAACACTTAGTACAGGATGTAGAGACAGAGACCATAGTGCGAACAATGTTCCGCTAAAGTAACTGAGCTCCACGACTGACTTCAAGCCAAATAGCCACATAAAGTGGGCGTAAGCTCGCCGTTTAAAGGCGTACTTACGAACGTTTCTATAAACTCGAGCTTCATAGACGAATGCAAAGCAATCGGCAAATGAACCCCAAGTAGATAGAGGTGCGTTTGGTCCAGAAGATTCTAAGATGTTCCAGCTTCCTCCTTCTCTTACTCGAAGTTTAGGAAATCTATGGACCACAGCGCCTATCTCCATTTTGGAGGTAAGCCGTGTTCCAGTGTAGGGGGCCTTCACGGTCGAAAGATCGGGAATGGTACCTCTAACACGAATAGTTCGCCAAACTGAGAGGATTGAGAGGACGCATCTAGCGATCATCATTGGTTCCGTTGTAGGCTCGCCTAGCTTAATGCTACGGATAGAGTTTCTTAACGGTTTAGGAATGATCACTGGCAGCCCAGACTTGTCAAGCTTGATATGTACAACCGTTGGGTTGTAGACATATTTCTGCCCAGCCAAGAACTGAACTGTGGCCCGAACAGCTTCTTTCAAATAGAGTACGGTAGCTTTACGGCCACTGTACTCCCATTTGTAAATAAGCTTATCGGCCAATTTCAGATAAAGTGCCAAATCAGAATGTAAGCGGAGAGCATAGACTAGCAAGATAGTTATCGAACGGATTTGACCCCGTTTGATAAACAGTCTCACTTTCTCTAGTGACCGTACTTTCATCTGTATGTTCATAGCGAATATATAGGTGAGATGTGGTTATTAGCGAGTTATCCTTCTTAGTCCTATTTTATCGGATTAGGGGGGCTAGCCCTAAGAGCCGGAAGTCGCACGGTTTACATACACTTCTAGTGAAGAAATAACTCGGTCAGGGTTTTCCTGACATGGTCGCCACCAAGATTCTACTCTTGGCTACCCTCATCCTCATTTCTGAGTGAGTCGGGAGGCTGGGGGCTGTAACCAATCAGCTCTGCCAGGCAACCAACTTACTATCTCAAATAAGGTGGCCGGGGTTCC